GGACTCGACGATCAACGCGGACGTCGTCAATTACCGCTCCAAGTCTTCGGAGTTCGCCTCCCGGGCGAAGCGTCTCATGCAGCTCTATAAGGAACACATGGGCCTCAAGGACGATGACACGGCACCGGCCGCGTCGGTGATCCGGGACTTCGACCAGAAATACCCCGGAGGCCTGGACAGGCTGACACATCCCAGACGCGCGAGGGAACGCAGATAATGGAACTCAAAGCGACGATAACGACGAACGGGAAGATCTTCACCGGGCAGGCCCCCGAGGTTATCCGGACCGCACTCATGGGCGTCATGTACGAGGCAACGCAATACCTCGAACGGGAGATAAAAAAAGAGACGCCCGTCGGTGTCTATGGCGCGAAGGGAGGCCTTCTCTCTTCCGTCCACGGCGAGGTGATCCAGAAAGGCGACGCGATGGTCAAGGGCGTCGTCGCGACCCAAAGCCCCTACGGCGAGGTTATTGAAAAGGGTCGTCGTGCCGGTAAAGCCTGGCCTCCGGAAGGGGCACTCCTGAGATGGATAGAACTGAAAATGGGCGTCGACGCGGTACAGGCGAAGCGCCTGGAATTCGTGATCCGCCGTAAGATCGGCCGCAAGGGCTTCCCGGGCAAGCAGATGTTCGAGAAGACCTGGGAGAATAAATTCCCCGTCATTCAACGGATGTTTGAAACGGCGGGCTTCAACATAGTGAGGAAGATCAATGAGTGAGTCAGCAATCAGGGCGGCCATTAAATCAACTCTCGCCGCCGTGTCAAACATCGGTAAGGTTCACGACTACGAGCGCTGGGCATTGGACTGGTCAAAATTCATCGCCTACTTCAAGACCAGGATCTCAAACGTTGATCAGATCCGGGGCTGGGAGATAGGCAGGAAAGCGCCTGTCACAGAAGATGAGACGAGCGTCAAGAAACACACGTACTCCATCAAGGGGTACATGGGCGTCGAGGACGCGGCCGAGACGGAGAAGACGTTCAATGCCCTCATCGAAGCCGTGGCGGCCGCTTTCCGGAGCGACAGGACCCTGGGCGGAGCTGCCCTGGGCCACGATTCCATACAGGTGGACGTTCTTGACACGAGATCATTCGGCGGGGTGCTCTGCCATTATGCAGAGCTGTCCCTGGCCGTTTACGAACACATAGGATAAGGAGGATGTCATGCCATACAAACTGAAGGCAAATGTCGAAAGCTTCGAGGTTGTGGACGGGCCTTTCGCAGGAAGAAAGTATGTCTCCGGAGAGATATATGAGGAGATCCCGGCGGCCGAGAAGGGGAGATTCGAGCCGGTGAAGCAGGACGCGCTGAAGACCGTAAAACGCCCTGCCGAAACCGTAAAACCGGAGGTGACCGATGCGTAACTATCTCGCGGATTACAACCTGCTCGCCGTATCGGCGGCAGCCAAGGAAACCGCCCTCAACACCGAGCAGACCCTCGACACGTCTCTTCTTGTCGCGAAAAGTAACGTGATCAGCCTGGCAGCCAGGCGGGAAGATAACCGGGATGAGCTGACGGGCAAGGAAGAGCCTGACACCGTCTATGATCTCGGCGCCCTGTCGGAAGGGTCCCTCGACTTCGAAAAAGCGCAGTCCCAGCATTTCGCCTTCGGGTACGGCTATGCCCTGGGCAGCGTCGTCGCCGGGGCGGCTTACGGAACGGGCTACAAACACGTGATCACTCCGACGGCGGACATGTTCCTGCCGGCGTTTACCCTGGGGCAGCGTTTCGGCCAGACGATTCTGAAGAGGCTTTTTGCCTCGATGCACGTCGATCAGCTGACGGCAACCTTCACACGTGACGCCTGGGCAAAACTGGCGCTCTCATGCAAGGGCACGGGGAAATACACCAACAACATGTACAAAGAGACCGTGACCGCCGCATTCAACGTGGAGTCACTGACGCTCGCAGCAAACGCCGTGCAGGGATCAACGGCCGCCCTGAGGCTCGACAACGTGCACGCGATACGGGTCCTCGTCCCGACAACCGGCGAGTACAAGGACGTCGCATTCAGTGCCGTCTCGGCGGCAACGCCCGCGGTCATCACGATAACGGCCGCTGGCGTCGCGGCCACATCAACAACCTACGAGATTCTCTATGTCCCGGCGGAGGCGGCCTGGTGCACATTCCCGGCGCGGGTCGTCGAACCCCCGCTGCGTGTATCAGACCTGGTCGTCACCGTGGGCGGCAAGTGGAACGGCACGACGTTCCTGGAAGGCCACGCCATGAGCGAGGAGATCGAATCGATCGAGCACGTTATCAACAACAGCATGGCGATCGAATTCCGTGTCGGAGGCACGGGCAGCTACGCGAATTACGCCATGCGCCAGGGCAGGATTCAGACCTTGAAGCTCAATCGCCAGTTCCGTGATTTCATCATGCAGCAGAAGATTGCGGATAACGAGTATCTCGGGGTCAAGATGGTGGCGACGGGAGCGGAGTTCGAGACCGGGAAAAACTACTACGTGGATGTGGTCTTCCCCAAGTGTAACGTCCTCAAGGCGGACATATCCGTCAATAACAAGGTCCTCGCCGAGGCCGGAGATCTCATCGTCCTCCAGGACGACACCTACGGGTCCGTGCGGGTCGAAGTCGCAAACAAAGTCGCTGCATACGCGCAGTAGAAAGGAGATTCGATGGAAGAAAAGGAATTTACATACGAAATAGGCGGTAAGACCTATACGCAGCGCTCGCTGGTCCTGGGGCAGATCAAACAGCTGGCTGGCATTCTTGAGAGCATGTCCGTCAATGTTTTTATCGACGAGATGGCACTGGGGAAGATGCTCATAAATAACGTGACCCCGGCGATCGCCGTGATCCTCACCGAAAAGGGACGGTCCCCGAAAGACAAGGACATAGAAATACTTGCCGGGGAGCTCGAATTCACGCTCGACTCAGAGACGATGGCGCAGGTCATCCAGGATTTTTTCGACTGCAACCCCGTAGCTTTGATCTACGAGAAAGTGTCGGGGATGGTGAAGAGCATTCGGAGCAAGATGAAGACTGGATCGACAGGATCTGTGTCCTCCTCGCCGGAGGGGACATNNGGGGACATTACAAAGTGGGACCGGATCCTCTGGGGATTTACTCCCAGGGAATGTATCCCCTGGATCGACCACCGATCAAGGGACGTGATGTTCCGGGAAGCCGTTCTGTCCTTTATGGGCGTCGGTGCCGCCGAAAACGGCGCATGCACTCCTGAGCGAAAAGCCGACTGCGAGTTCCAATACGGCGAGTACCGGGAATTCGTTTGCAAGACCTGTGAACGCAACATGAACCGTGACAAGGGGAAACCCGATGCAGAATAAAGTCGAGATCATTATCACCTCCGACAGTAAGGGCGCGATCGTCGGGATCACCCAGGCGGGAGAATCCGTCAAGAACCTGAAGACACAGATGACGGGGCTTAATGCGTCCATGGGAGACGTGGCCAAAGGCCTCGGGGTCTTCTACGGGATCAAAGAAGTAGTCGAGGGGGTTACCGCCGCTGTGCGGGGATCTTTGCGCTTCCTGGGACAGATGGAAACCTCGGCCCTCGGTATAGCGGCCGCCTATATGGTCGGTGGCCAGTATATAGACCAGACGACGGGCAAGGCGCTCGCCGCTGAGAAAGCGCTCGCCGCCGCGCAGGCGGACTCGAAGCAGATGCTCGATGAACTCCAGGTGGCGAATCTCCAGACGATAGCGACCCTGGATCAGCTTGTGAGAGCCTACCAGGAAACACTCCCCGTAGCTATGGCCAAGGGCTTTGACAAGCAGATGGCTAAGGACTTCACCGTGGCCATGGTCCAGGCCGCCGGTGCGATCGGCTTGTCCCTCGATCAGATGGGCGAGGAGACGCGCTCTATCCTCACCGGTAATATCAATCCCAGGACATCGCGGATCGCCACCGTCCTCGGGCTTCGGAATGAGGACATAAAACAGATTGAAGGGGACTCGCAGAAACTCTTTAGCTTCCTCATGCAGAAGCTTGATGCATACAAAATTGCCGGCATCGAATCGCAAAAAACCTGGGCGGGCCTCTGGAGCAACGCGACAGACATTGCCCTGCAGGCAGGCGGTAAGATCTTTGAACCTCTTTTCGAAGCGATAAAGCAGGAATTGAGCGATATCACCAACAGGATCGTGACGATCGACGAGAAGACAAAGACGATCAAGTGGAACGATGAATTCCTGTCAGGCATCCAATCTGCGAAGGACCTTATCAATGGCCTCATAGACGAGGTGATAAGGCTCGGGATGTTTCTCGATAAGGTAGGAGGTACTTTAACATCCCTGGGGAATTCCTACCTGTTTTCTTCGCCGGAGGGAACTCCGGAATGGGCAAAGCTGTCTCGAGACAAAACGAAGCAACTGGGCGGCAAGGCCGTAGAATGGAACCAAATGTATGAAGAGCGCTACAAAGAGGGCGAGCGAGCCCTCTACACGCGCCAGGTCATGCGCAACGGTATGTTAAAGCCCGCATCCCCTGAAAAGCTCGAGGCGCTCCAATGGACCAACGCGCGGGGTGCCGGTCTTGTTGAGATGACGACCAAGTCCGGCCAGAAACTCTATTTCGAACAAAACGAGAAGGCCGGCACCGGAAATGCGTCGTATAAGGCGAACCCTCCCAAGCCATCGAAGGACAAACAGGACGAAAGCCGGGCGGCCGCCGATGCGGAGTTGCGGGAAAAGCTCGCCTTATTGAAAGAGGAAGAAACCCGTAAGCTGGAGGTTTTGAGGACAGACGCGAAACGTCGGCAGCTCAGCCACAAGGAGGGTGTGCTTTCTGAGAGGGAATACGCTGCGGAAACAAACTCCATCAAGAGACAGTCCCTTGAGTGGGGCATCGCATATGCACAGAAAGAGAAAGAGGCAATCTCACTGGCATGGAATGAGAAAAAAAACCTTTATACCGAAGAGAAGGACAGAATAAAGGAGGAAGGCCGCGTTAAGGTCGAACTTACCCGCAGGGACACAGAGATCGCAAAAAAGAAAGAAGATCTCGCCCGGCTCGGTATCGACTATGCAATCGAGGAGATCGAATACAACAAGGAGCTCTCTGAAACAAAACGCGCGGGTGCCCTCCAGGTGCTTGAAGCCGAGTACTCCCTGAAGAAGAAACTTATAGAGATAGGGGTTGAGCGCGGGGAAATGACCGAGCTCGAGGCAAGACAGAAGGAACTCGACCTCGAGGAGCGTATACAGACCGTCCGGATCGAGAACCTTCGCGCGAAATACCAGGAGGCCGAGAAGGACGCCGAAAAGCTCTCGATCCTTTCTGAGATCGTCGTGCAGGAAAAGGAGATTCTGGCTATCGCCGCACAAAAGCGCAGGATCGAGGAAGAACTGTACGGAAGCCTTGGTGAGGGCCTGAGCGAAGGGTTAAGAAAATACCGTACCGAAACGAAAACAACGTTTCAACAGGGTGTTGAGATCGCCCGGCAAACAGCCCAGGGAATGGAACAGGCCTTCTCCGACTTCTTCTTCGATGCCTTTCAGGGCAAGATGCAGTCTCTGTCTGATTATCTCACCGCGTTTTTGACGTCCGTTCAGCGCGCCCTTTCAAACGCCCTTGGGCAGCAGATGACCAGCGGAATCAGCGGGCTTTTTAAAGGTCTCGGTTCGGGCGGGTCTCTTTCTTCGACCCAGACAGGCTCCGCCGGAATCCCCGCTAATGCGAACTACGTACCTGGCGTGCACCATGGCGGCGGCACGGTTCGCCGGTTCATCCCCACATTCCACAGCGGCGGCCTCAACACCGACGAGCGCCTGGTCATCAACCGGGTTGGGGAGCGTTATATCACGGAAGAACAAAACTCCTGGTTGAATCGCGTCGCGAAGACGGCCGAAGGAGGCAGTAATACTACGATCATCTTCGAATCCGGCCCGGGTGTCCCGGCGCTCAAGGGCACGGAGCTTTCATCAAAACGAGACAACCGTGGCGAGACGAAGAGGATCCTCATCGAGCTCATCGGCATGGATCCGGCCGTGAGAGCGGCCCTCGGAATCAAAGGAGGATAAATGTCGACATTTCCCACGCTCAGCGTCAACCCCAGCGTGCCTGACTGGAAGGAAGGGCGGGCTTCCGACCCCACCCTGAGACAAGAGACCGACGGCGGTTATTTCATTACCGGAGCCAGGTTCTCGCGCGTACCGCCCAAAAAATATCACGTCAAGATCGAGCCCCTTACCGCCACTGAGAAGGCATCCGTTGAAGCTCTTGAGGAGGAAGTACACGTCGGTGCGGGGATTTTCGACTGGACGAACCCCATGACCGCCGCGGTCATCGATGCCCGGCTGGCCGGGCCGATCGATTACAGGCTCTATAAAGGGGTCCCCGATCTGTGGACCGTCGAGTTCGACATTGAAGAGGTCTGATAGATGGCCCTCCCGAATGTTCTAAAACTCGCTAAAAATGAAATTGATTCCATTTATCCGTGGCTGTTTCTCCTCGATGTCGTGACACCCGATGCACGTGTTTATTACCTGGTCCATAACAATGAGGATATCGTCTTCCAGGGCCGTACATATGTGAAGTTTCCCTTCCAGATCGAGCTCCCGGAGATCAACAGCGAGGGAGCGGTCCCGTCCTGGAATATCAAGGTCGTCAACGCCGCGAGAACCCTCGAGAAGACCATGCAGGAAACCAGGGGCATGACCGACTCCGTGATCACGCTGCGGGTCGTCAATGCCGGGTACCTCACGGAGGACCACGTCGATCTGGAAACGGAGATAAAGGTCCTCGAAGCCTTTTCAGACGCCAACTGGATCACCTGGCGCTGCGGTGGCCGCAACCTTTACCGCGACCTGTGGCCGATGCTCAGGTATCTGGCAAGCTACTGCAATCAGAAGTTCAAATGGCACGAGTGCTATTACAATGACCCTACCGCCTCGGTGGTCATCGGAGACGACGGTAACGACTACATATGCTATTTCGACCACGTGAGCGGCACCGACACCAAGCCGGTCACCGGAAAATACTGGATGCAGGTCTGGCGCCGCAAGAACAGGGCAATCACCGGGGGGACAGGCGCAGCCTGGCAATCCTCGATCGATTACACAGCCGGCACGGCAACGTGTAAACACACGCTCGCCGACTGCCGTCTCAAGGCTAACAGCCGGCGTTTTCGGGGGTTCATCGGCCTCGGTTCGACGGGGGTGAGGATTGTCTGAGATCCTTGATCTGAGAGACCTCATCGGCATCCCTTTCAGTGCCCAGGGGCGAGACAAAGAAGGTTTCGACTGTTGGGGACTTGCCATGGAGGTCCACCGGCGCCGCGGGATCATTCTCCCCGATTACGCCTATGGAGCGGACCTTGAAATAACCGTCCTTCACCAGCTTATCAGCGGGAACAAACACCTGATCCTCGAACTCGACAGACCGGAGCCATATTGCCTGGTGGGCTTCTCGATCATCCCGGGTTATGAGACCCACATCGGCACCGTGCTCGAGGATGGCAGGCGGTTTATCCACATCCGCCGCCGGCATCGGGTCATCATATCCAGGCTCAACGACATCGTCTGGAAGCGCCGCGTAAGGGGGTTCTATCGTTGGATAGGGTGACGATCAAGGAATACAAAAGCCCCTTCCGCTATACCGAGCCCAGGGTGATCGAACTCGAGCCCACCCCGTACCTGTGGCAGGCGTCCCTCGCGGAGATCCGTCGGGCAAACCTCCCCGCAGTCGTACCCTTTTTATTCGTCCTCAACGGCGTCGTCCTGAAGGAAAAGGACCTCCCGGGTATCTACCTGTCACCGACGGACGTGGTGATCGCCGTCCCGGATCCGGGAGACGATGACGTCCTTCCCATGGTGGTCGGGCTTCTGTTTGCGGTGGCAGCCATTGCAATTTCAGGGGGAGCACTGGCTCCGGTATTCGGAGCTGCCTTTGAGGCTGGCTTTATGGGCGCGATCGTCACATCCATGGCCGTTTCCATTATGGGCGGCATAGTCACGTCCATGCTCACCAAACCGCCTGACACCCCGACCATGGACGCCATGCAGGGGTATAACACCTCCCAGGCATATTCCTGGAACCCCCAGACGACGCAGCAGCAGGGCGGAGCGATCCCTCGCCCTTACGGCTGCAACAAGCCCTTCGGGAATGTCGTCAACTGGAATATCGAGACCGTAAACGACAAACAATATCTGAACGTTCTCCTGTGCCTGGGCGTGGGCCCCGTATCGAGGCTCTATAACTACAAGCTCAATGACCAGCCGCTCGAGAACTACCGCGGAGTCGAGATCCACGCCCGTCTCGGGTATCTCGACCAGACTCCCATCCCCAACTTCAACGACACGAAGATCGAAACAGGGCCCCTGTCGCCGACAAAGATCGTCTANNCCACCACGGGAGACAATTTCAACGGCGTGGAGATGGACGTAACATTCTCCCAGGGCCTCGGATACGCCAATGACCTGGGCGGCCTCGATGCATTGAGCGTCAACCTGGGCGTGGAGATCAAGAAGCAGGGCACCGCCACCTGGCGGCCCATCACACAGCAGGTCGTAACCACCACGTCGACGATTTACGACGGCAAATGGAGCCTGGGACAGTGGCTCGGCGGCGACTATCCCTACTGGTACGAGGTCGAGGCGGGCAGCACGGTCCCGACGGATCACTGGGACGGGCAGCAGCAATACTGGTATGATCCGGTCTATGAATATATGCCGATGTTCTGGCGCTGGATCTCCCAGGAGCACATCCAGACCGTCTCCACTGCCGTTAACTACGTAACCATCACCGGCGCCCAGAATACGGCTATCAGAAAGACCTTCAGGGTAAATGGCCTGGAGGCCGGCAAGTACGATATCCGCTTCACAAACCTTAGCCCCGATCAGACCTCTTCCCGCTACATGGACGATTGCTACCTGACGGCCGTCCGGGAGATCTACGAGGACGATTTCGAATACCCGAGAATGATAATGGTCGGGATCCGCGCACTGGCCACCGACCAGCTGTCGGGATCTCTTCGGTTCTCGTGCTATTGTGACGGGGCACTGGTACGGGTCACCCTGGACGGCTCTGCCTGGTCCACCGCGTTCTCACGTTCGCCCGCCTGGGTAGGATACGACATATTGACGCGGCCTATCCTTGACAACGACCTGAATGTTGTGCGTTATGACGGCGCCCTGCCCGATAAGGTCGACGTGGACGCTCATCTTGATCTCGCCGAATACGACGCCACCCTCGTCCCGGACGGTCTGGGATCCACAGAGGAACTGTGCCTGTTCGACGGCACCTTCGACTCCGGCACCACGGTCTGGGATGCACTTCTCAAGGTCTACCGCACCGGACGGGCGGTGCCCTATTACGCGGGTACGAAGATCACGCTGTCGATCAATAAGCCCGCGGCGATTCCCGAGGCGGGTTTCCTGGTAGGTATGGGAAATGTCCTCAAGGACAGCTTCCAGGAACACTGGTCATCTGTCGAGGATCGCCCGACGGAGCTTACCGTGGAGGTCCTGAACGGCGATAACGATTTTGCCCGGGAGCCTCTCCAGGTCATTAACCCCAATCTCACCAGCTATCAGCCACCGCTGTCGATGGATATGTTCGGCGTTATCCGGCCGAGCCAGGTGTGGCGCGACGGACGGCTGCGGCTCAACGCCAACCAGCTCCTGACGAACACCGTGTCGGTAAGCCTCCCTATTTCTGCTATCGAGAGCAGGATCGGAGAGGTAGTCAACATTAGCCATGACGTGCCGCAGTGGGGCTACAGCGGCCGCCTCGTCGGGATCTCCGGCACTGATACGGTCATCCTCGACAGGGAAGTGGTGATGGAAGCCGGCAAGACCTACGGCATGATAATCTGGCTGAAAAGTGACGTGAGAGTATATCGCCAGGTTCTCACCGTCACGTCCGGGACGATCGTTAAGTTCACCGCAGCGTTCGATGCCGGCTACGAGCCTCAAAAGTATGATAATTTCTCCTTCGGCGAGATGGGCCTCGAGACAAAGCCCTTCCGGATTCTCTCAATCCAGCCGGATATGGAACGCCGCTTTAAGCTCGCGTGTCTCGAATATAACGCCACGCTCTGGAACTCCGACCTGGAACAGCCGGTGCTGCCGACCCCCGATTATTCCGCGCTCGAGCCCCTTCCCCGCGTCACGTCCCTCGCGCTCCGGGATCGCCTGACGAAGCGCACCGACGGCACGATCGACGAGGTGATCGAGATATCGTTCACGCGGCCGTCGAGCTTCTTTTATGATCATGCGGAGATCTGGTATGCCAAGGACGGAGCGGGATTCGTTTTCGCCGGCACCACCCGCAGAGATTTTTACGAGCTTCCCTGCGTCGCGTTATCACGGTACACCATCGCGGTGGTGACGGTAAACACCATCGGCAACCGGACAAACCCGGGCGACGCCCCCCAGGCTTCCATTGTCCCCCTCGGCAAGACCGCCCGCCCGGCGAACGTACTGGAATTCTGGGCCTCTCCGGCGCAGGGAGGGGTAAGGTTCGACTGGACCGCGATCGCGGATGTGGACATCGATTATTATTTGCTGCGCTATCACCCGGATTCGGCCGGCACATGGCCCAATTCAATCGATGTCGCAAAGATCTACAGCACGTCAATCACGCTGCCCGCCGCGAAGAGCGGCCGGTACTTGCTAAAGGCGATTGACACGAGCGAGAACGAAAGCGCACTTGCGATCTCAGTCATAACCGACATACCCACGATCCTGGCCTGGAACGTCCAGGAGGAACTCATCGAGGAGCCGGCGTTTGCCGGCACGAAGACCAACATGGCGGTGGTCGGAGACAAGCTTATCCTGGAGTCCCAGGGCACCATTGACGCCCTCACGGACTTCGACGCGGTGGCGCACTTCGATACCCTCGACGAGGATTTCTGGGCGGACGGTTATTATGAAACTCCCGAGGTGGATCTCGGGAGCGTTCAGACGGCACGGTGCAGCTCGATCGTGGAATTCATTGCCGTTGACTCGGAACATCTCGTCGATGATATCCAGAACTTCGACGCAGTTAGCGATCTCGACGGGGATCTTAGCGGGGTGGGCATTCAGACCCAGATTGCGCTGTCACAGAACGGCACGGACTGGGGAGAATGGCAGAATTTCATGATAGGGGATTACACGTTCCAGAAGGCCAAAATGAGGGTCCACGCTTACACAAACAAGCCGAAGCAATATACAGAGATCTCGAAGATCCGTTTTATAGTCGACATGCCTGACAGATCCGAACGGGCTCAGGACGTCCTCGTCCCGGTCACCGGGCTCGATGTCGTTTTTGCAACGCCCTACATGGTCCGGCCTCAGGTAGGGGTCAACATTCAGTCGGCCCTCGACGGGGATCATAAGGAACTGATCATAACAACGACGGGTTTCAACGTTGTCGTGAAAAATGCCGGTGTCGCCGTTGAGCGATCCATAGACTGGGAATCAAAAGGGTATTAAAGGAGGTATCCATGAAAAGAATAAAGCACCTTATTACTTGGCTTCTCGTAGCGGGGATGTTCATGGGCCCCGCGATCGCAGGAGCTGCGCAACACGACTACGAGATCGCGACGGCCGATGCCAACACAGGTGTCACATTCCGGGCGGCCGTCAATGCCGCGCTCCAGGCCCTCGCCTCGCTGTCGTCGGGAGCGACCGAGCCTGCAACGCCTTACGCGTATCAGCTCTGGGCCGACTCGGGGAATGACCTGCTCAAGATCCGGACGGCTGCAAATGACGCCTGGGTGACGATCGGGAAGCTCTCCGAGGTATACCTGGGTCTCGCCTCCCTCGCCGCGCAGAATGAATTTACAGCCACTCAAAAGCTTGACGGGGATGCCCTGCTGTTGCGCTTTAAGGATACCGGGGCTTCGGGCGAAGAATGGGCCATCAGATCCGACGGTGGGACCTTTGAGATTGTCAAAAACACCGGGACGGAAGGGTCGCCGACGTGGACCGTCCAGACCAGTATCGACGTCAACGCGCTGCGTGTTGGGGACGGCACGGCTGCCGATATCAGACTGATCGCCAATAATGCCGCAGCGACCAAACCTGAAATAAAGTACAACAATACGGCCTCCAAGTGGCAATACAGCAACGACGGATCGACCTTCAGCGATCTCGGCATCGAAGCCAGTGCGGTTTTTGTCCCGGTTCGTCAGACGGTTCTGTCAGCCGCCGTGGATGCTTACGGGTACGCGAATTTTATCAGCATCGGGTCAGGCCTGGCGGTGAATATAGACGGGACACCAACCCCCGTCCGGATAGCCTTCGCTGCCGGGTTCGGGGCAAACGGAGCACTCAATTACGTCGGGACGATAGACAGCGACACCTCCATCTCGTCGCTGGCAGCCAACATCACAAACTATCTCCTCGCAGAAAGAAACACGGGCACCGGGGCTGTTACCCTGGGCAAGGTGTCGGTGGCACCTATTTATTCATACGTAGCTCCATCTCACGGGGCAAACCAATACTGGTTCAGCATCCCGGAGATGGTAATGTACCTGTCTAATGGCACCGATACCTGGACGGCAAAACAGGTGGTTTTCATCGGAGAGGCAGTGACGGATGGCTCTACCGTTACGAGCGTCGTTAACTATGCGCTCCAGGGGTTGTACGATTCCGGGTGGTTCTCCGTATCTGCATCGTCTGATTATTCTAAGAATCACAATATCGGGGTCCCACAGCCTACCATAACGCTGTATGGGGCATTTTCAAGCCTGGACGCGCCGGCAGAGATAAATTTCTATACATATATATCTCCCAATTATATGGGTGTCTTGCGAAAAGCAAGTGACTCGCGAAAAACATTTGCCTGCACAACCGCGACATACATATTATACGACAGCGCTGGGTGGCAAAATAGCGGTTGCTATCTGCGCGTATTTGCTAAGAGGGGGTGGTAAAATGGGTTTCTATATAAACCAAACGGGGAATTACTACGAAGGCGACAAGGCGGATTCGCGTGATACGGAGGTAACAAAGAGACCTACCCAATATCACGTATTGTCAGGAGAGACATGGGAACTCGATCTGGAAGCCCGGCTCAACGGCACAATCAGACCGGAGAGGGATCGCCTTCTCGATGAGGTGGATGTGAAGTACTGCAATGCCGATAAATGGGAGACCATGACGGCGGAAGAGAAAGAAGCCTGGAGGACATACAAACAGGCGCTGAGAGACCTGCCGTCGACGATTGTTTATGATAATGAGGTTTGGCCGGTGATGCCGGCATAAGAGAGAGACGGACAGCATCCAGGGGAATAAGCCCTCCCCCAGGCAAGCGTTCCACCGCTTGACGGGATAACCCGCTACCATCCGCCTGTAGGAAAATGAAGTTTATGCTCATGGATTGTGCATGAGCGCAGAGTGTAGCAGGGAATCCCCCCCAAAATCAAAGGATATTTGAAAGGGAGGGCTACAAACCATGAAGAGCTTTTTATCGTATTTCGGCGGCAAATCACTGCTTGCAAACAAGATCATCCCCAGGATCCCCGAGCATACCTGCTATTGTGAAGTATTCGCCGGGGCGGCCTGGCTTCTCTTCAAGAAGGAGGAGTCCCAGGTAGAGATCATCAACGACATAAATAAAGACCTCGTAACGCTTTACCGGGTCATCAAGCTTCATCTCGAGGAGTTTATCCGGTACCTGAAGTGGATCCTGGTGGCCAGGGACGAATTTTCCCGGTTTAAGGCCGAGAATCCGGAGACCCTGACGGACATCCAGAGAGCGGTCCGGTTCTATTATCTTATGAGGACCGGGTACGGCGCAAAGATCGTGGGACAGTCGTTCAGTGTCGGACCAACACGGCCGTCGTCCTTGAACCTCCTTAGGATCGAAGAAGAGCTCTCGGCGGCTCATCTCAGGCTGTCACGGGTCTATATCGAGAATATGCCGTATCAACGGCTCATTGAGAGGTTCGATCGGCCAGATACATTCTTCTACATTGACCCTCCGTATTATGGGTGTGAGGAGGATTATGGAAAGGGGATATTCGGAAGAGACGACTTCGGGACTCTCCGGGACGTCCTCAATGGGATCAAGGGCAAGTTCATCCTGTCTATCAATAATGCTCCGGAGATCCGGGATATATTCGGGGGTTTCTCGATCGAGGAAGTGAAGACGAGTTATACCATATCGGGAGCTAACAAGCAGCAGAAAGTGACGGAACTGCTGATTAGAAACTGTTGAGAAGCAGGCGCTTCGGCAATCGGGCGAAAAGTAAGCATTTCGGATCAAAGGAAAATCTATCATCAAAATGCAATTGTCTATCATCAAAATGCAATTTGTCTCTC